GATCACAAGGAATGCGATCAGCGCCAACAGCCTCGGGATCAACCTGGATCGAACGCAGCTATCAGAGTCGGTTAGTTTGCCGATTTCTTCGGGGGTCATTTCGTCCCCTTGAGTTGAATCTTGTACTTCCCTTTCGCCGCGTATTCATCGTTAGACCTTTGCTTGATCGTGTACGTGTCTCGAAGAATGTGGCCGTCGCCGGGGCTTGGGAGAACCTCCGGCTTGTTGCCCTTGCGCAGCCATGCTTTGTAGTCGGCGCGGAGTTGGGCAGATTGCTGGTCTTTGATCGTATGAGTTGGAATCATGCCCATGTCTCCCCTGCTCTGATTTTCTCAATGGTCCGAAAATGTACTCCAAATTCTTCTGCTAACGCTCGCGCCGTCTTACCCTTCCGGTTTTCACGTATCTTCTGGACCTGCTCAATGGTTAGCTTCGTCTGTGGGAGATCGCTGCCGCGTTTACACGTGACCTTTGCGCCCCATAACTGGTATTCATGCCGGTTCATGCGAACAGCCCCATCTGCTCAGTGTTTGCAGCGTCGTGGATGTTCTGAATGGCCAGTTCGTAGTATTGGCGTTTCAGTTCGATACCGACAAATCTGCGACCCATTTTCACCGCGCAATAACCCTCTGATCCAATGCCAGTGAACGGAGAAAAGATCAGATCGCCGGGACTAGTCCACAAATGAATGCACCGCTCGATCACATCGAGCTGGAGCGGACACATATGCTTTTCGTCGTTCTCTGACCTTGCGGGGAGTTTGTTCAACGTCCGGCTTTGGTTGATGTCCATCCATACGGGACTCGCATACTGCTGCCAAAGGGCTACAGGCAGATCCTCGCCATGTTTGACACGTTCCTGCACCTCGCCGGGCTTGCGCATCGTTACGACGTAATCAGGAAGCCCCATGCGTACCATTGTCGAATTCTCCCGGATGGTCTTGTGCAACAATCCAAGTGCTTTGGTTCGTTGCATTGCGGTTACCGGGTCTTTCCAAATACAGACTTCCGAGTGATAGATAAACCCAGCATCTTGAAACGCTCGAATCAGATCGCCGCGAAAGTCTCGCAGGCCGATAAAGCCCTGGCGCATCTTCGTGGTGGGGAGATTCATGCAATGGAACGACACGTTTCTACCGGGCTTCATCACCCGGAACAATTCGGCGATCAGGAATCGCATCTGTGCAGCAAACTCTTGATCGTCGGCACAGTTCCCCATGTCGTAATCTGAGTTTGAGTACACGAACAGATCAGCAAATGGTGGAGAAAACACGCTGTAATCAATCGACTCATCAGCAATATGCCGGGACTGCTTTACACAATCTCCAAGATAAACCGTGAAGTCCTTTGACTCGTGAATGTCTTCCTCATACTGATTGGTCACGATGACCGTTCCCTTCAGCTCCTTGTCCATGATTCCCCTCATGTGTTCGATCATTGATGCGCTCATTTCGTGATGCTGCGTTTCTTTGCGCTTAAGGTTTCGCAGGATCATCCCTTCGGATTCAGCGATGACGACGTGAACCTGTACGTTACGTTTCTGTCCGAATCGGTAACATCGTCTGACGGCTTGGTAGAACTTCTCGAAACTGTCATCAAGGCCAACGAATGCCACTCTTGCGCAGTGTTGCCAGTTCATTCCGAATCCGCAGATCTTGGCTTTGGACACGAGCACACGAACCGAACCGTGAGAGAATCCAAGCATGTTTTTGGTCTTGTAATCGACCGTATCCGAACCTTGAACATTGACCGCGCCGGGTATCAGTGCCGCCAGCAATTCAGCCTCATCATTGAGGTGACACCAGATCAACCACGGCTCGTTTGGTTCTCTTGCCACGATCTCCGCGACTTTCTTGCACCGATCCTCGATAGACTCTCTCTGGACCTGTCGACGCTCCTGTAACGTCCCTGCCTGCTTTGCGAACAGGTCGCCTAGCGTCCGAGACTCCACAACGTGCTCGAAGTACTCCAATGGCGGGAGAATGTATTGATCGCCGTTGAACCCGATGTCTGAAGGATTCCTGAGTACAACAGCCCACGTCCCCATCCACTCCCAGAATTTGATTCGGCCATACTTCTTAAGTCGCCATGTTCCGGTGTCGCCGGTATCGTTGACGAAGTAGGTCGCCAGCATCTCCGTTCTGCTCATAACGCCAAGGAATTCACACTGATTTCCTAGTTCGTCAAAGTCATTCGGGGAAGGTGTCGCAGTACAGGAAAGGCGATACGGTATGCCTTGCGCGGCGTCGATTATCTTTGTTCGTGTCTTGCCGTCATGGCTTTTAAGAATGCTCGACTCATCCAGAACAAGCCCGTGCAGGCTTTCAAAATCTATCACGTCCATTCGTTCGTAGTTCGTGATCCATACCCCAGGCTCTTCGGGAGTCTGGCCATGCGGGACGCGCTTAACATCAATGCCAAACGTCTGACCCTGTTCAATTGTCTGCTCAGAGACCGCGAGAGGCGCGAGAATCAACACGATACCATCGGTATGCCTTGCCACGTCCTGCGCCCATGCAAGTTGCATCAAAGTTTTACCCAACCCGGTATCCGCGAAGATCGCCGCCCGACCACGGCGGATAGACCATGAGGATATGACAGACTGGAAGTCGAACATAGCGCAAGGCATCTTGCCGGGCTGGTGTCCGGTTGCCACCTCTCTGCGCGCTTTGCTCTCAACGAATGTTTCGTAGTTCACTTCGCCCCCCTTATGGCGCTCATATCGCCCACCACATGACCACAATCGAAGCTGCAAGGAATGCGTTCAGCGCCCACAGCCTCGGGATTAGTCGAAGCTTCACGCAACTATCTGAGTCGGTCAGTTTGCCGATGTCTTCGGTGGCCATCATTCCCCCTTGATTGAGTGTGATTGACCCAGCATCGCCAGAGCCTTTGTAAGGGCTTTACGGGCGACTTCTCCTGCTGCCACTGGCTTGCTGCGTTCTTCCTGTGCCTGCGCCTGTACGCGCTCCCTGTGGCCTGCAGCGGCCCTTGCTGTTGTCTCTCCGGGATTGCCGGGCAGATTGGAGGCTTTGTTCAACCACGCGACCACGAATTTTCGTGTATTGATCTTCCTCTTCTCCGGATTGACCTCGAGCCACATCTGCATCTTCACCACCTCACCCCTCACGTCCAGGCGTCGGTATGGTTGTAGTCCCTGCCACTCCTTCATCTGGACGTTACTGACCCAATGACCTTGACCGTCTTTGGTTGGCAGCAAGACCCCGTAATCAGGGTGGTGCGCCATGTTGATCGGTTCACCGGGTTCTCGTTCTGCCTCGTCGCTCATTCCACCACCTCCCAGTCGTCGGCAAGGATGTCCTCAACCGTTATGTACTTTGTGTATATCCCCACGCCATCAAAAAAAACCAGATCAGTTGTTGCCTCTTCCGAGGTTTGCCGCGCTTCCATGTACAAGCCTTCTCGCCAACCTTTGCGTCTTATCGGATATGCCGTCACGAACGTTTTAGTTACTGCCTTCCTGATCTTCATTCGCCTTCTCCCGGTTTATTGCATTCGCCCATCGCCACGGCCTTTTTGGCTATCTGCCGCGCTTCGTCGACGCACCCACGCGCAATTCCTAACCAATGGTCTCGCTCTGACTCGGCTACTTCGTCGCCCAGAGCCGCTGGTTGAATGTAGCGGTACTTTTCGAGCCGCCAAAACGCTCCGGCGAGATCATGCAGAATCTCATCAGCCGATCTGACGCTCGATTTATATTCGCCCATCATGTACATACCCAACCGCTCCCAGACCGTATACCCAGCAGCGCCATCGATTCCCTCAACGTCTTCCTGATCTTCATTCCGCCCCCTTCAGGTGCCAGACCCGGATCATGCGTGCGTGATTTGTCTTTACCGTCGACTTGCGCCACTGCCCCCGGAATTCCCATTCACGACCCCGGAACAGCGAGCCAGCAGCGTTGCCCAGTTTGTCCGGGAAGCCGCGCATCAGCAGTAGCGCCCTGACATCATCAGCAGTTATCCCCTGTTCGTTCGCGACCTCTCTCGCCAGATCACGAGCGATCTTCAACATCTCAGCCCTCGAGAACGAAGCCAGGTACATCCCCTCAGCTTTCAGCCGCTCGCCCTCGAATAAATCGAATGTTGTCGTGTCAGACATGTTTATGTCCAGTTGTGTTGTCGAGTGATTAGACAGCGACTACTGCATGGCGTCAACATTTATTTATTGAGATATTGTTTCTATAGACATGCCTCCGCTCCCTCTCTATGCCCTGTGGTATCCCCACATCGGCCTTATTAGATGGTTCCCCTGCAGTTCATGACTGCCCAGCACACACGGCACTGTCTCGTTGCCACTATGGCCCAGGTCGTCAGATGGTCAGGACGTAGCCTGGATATCGCTTGAGTCGTATGGGCAGATTGAGCCACCGGGTTCCTGATCTCAGGACCGTTCGATGTGCTTGGCAGAAGGAGGGGAGGGAAGGCTATAATGTCCGCGTGGTGGCGGTATAGCAGATGACGACCTGTTCCTGATTCTGCCGAAGTGCTGTTAACACATCCGACGCCCGAGAGATTACGCCCCCCTGCGATGATGAGTCAACGGGGGGCGGTCTTTTCTACAATTGATTCCCCCCCTACAAGCGCTCTACAAGCGATCTGTACTGTGCTGCTGCCGCCTTGCTGTTGCCCACATAGCCGCCGATGGTTTCGATCTGCTTCAGCACTTGAAGCACGTGCGCCAAGTTAAGTGCCGCCTGCGTGTACTCCAATGCGCCGACAGATGTAACTGTTTCGTCGTTGGCCTTACTGGCTAACAGCAAGATTTCCGCCGATATTTGATATTCCATTGTGCCGCTCATCGATTATCCCATTCCGCTTTTATGATCAGCAGCAGATGCACGATCAATGGTCCGTACCACGGCAGCAGTACCAGCCACCAACTCCAGTCGATCGCGCCCATCAGCTTCAGGGTCACGAATACCAGTGCTAATCCGTCAAGTATTGACATCACACCCTCCTCGCATATGCCCAGATTGAAGCCGCATAACTCTCACTCGCATGAGGCATGACGACTGCTCGAGCATCGCGGCAGATCCAGCCCTGATCTTTCAGCCTGCGGAGCTCGGCCACCTGCTCATCCGTAACCACGGTCGTCTGTAGCTGCTTCTTCCGCGGTGGGATGGCAGCCTTGCGCTCTGCTTCCCGGAGCAGGGCTTGTTCAAGGGCGATGGCAAGGGTCATTTGTCGACCCTCGGATCGTCCCCATTGGCATACCGTAGATACCAGATAGCTTTCGAGATGTCCTGCTGACCACCCTTCTTGTCGGCCCTCCAGAGATACTTGAACGCATTGATTTCCGCCCAGCTCAGAACCCGCGCCTCACCGAACGCAGACACCATGGCGTCGATGCATTCGATATCCCCCTGGGTGTAGTGCGCAGGCCGGTTAATCAGATCGCTCATTCATCTCTCCCCAGTGATAAAAACGCTGCCTTGTACTTCTGCTCGATTGCTTCGTAGTCCCCGAGACGCATCCGCACGACCTGGCGCGATCGCTCGAGTAGATCATCCACGAACGGATGCCCGTATTCCTGCTGCATGTATCGGGTGTACTCGATCAACATTCCGCCGTTGTAGGTATTGCAGGCGGGACACTGCGGATGCACGTTAGCTTCAACGAAGTAGATCGAAAGCCCCCGCTTCTTAGGTATGAAATGACCAGCGTGCAGCTCCTTCCAGTGCTTCTGTGCCCCGCAGGTCACGCACTCGGTCATCCCATCCTCATCAGCGTCCTTCGCCCGGATGTACCGGCTGAACCAGATCCACGCTGACGTTTTTGCCGTGCTGGCTTTCCGCTTCATGACGGCCTTTCATCCCGCAGCACCCGGTTGATGCTGCTCTGATCTCGTTTCATCACCCTTGCTATCGTCGGCGCGTCGTGGCCGCAACTGAATAGCGTGCGTATGGCGCTCCTGCGCGCTGGACCTATGCCTGTGGGGTTGCTCCGTCCCAACATCGCCTCCAGGGTTACGCCATGCTCCCTGGCGATGCGCTCTACGACTTCAATCGGCCGTAGGTGCCGCATCTGCAAGCGGGCGATTTCCTTTTCGATGCCTTTCATGGACAATCAAATAGCGGCGCCGGAGGTTTCGCCCTCCCCCTGTTCCACCTTCGGAGCCGCCGCCCCCGTGCGCACCTTGGCGGGGGCGCTTTTACCAAACACGTCCGGCCTGATATCCGTTGGCTTGATCTTCGCCAGCTTTGCCAGCTTCCACGCATGAGCACTGCCAACCTGGTCCCGGTTGATCCAGTTCCACACTGCCTGTCTCGTCACCCCGAGTTGTGTTGCAACAACTGTCGCGCCGCCGCACTGCTGGACGATGTCTCTGATTTCCATACTCATCTCGTAAATAGTTGTTGACTGATGCTGCAAACAGATGTTCAATGGCTGACAACATAACTGAACAGAGATTGAAATGGAAGACAAACAACTGCCGCAGATGGAGAAGATCGTTGAGCGGATCATCGCCGCTCACACTGACCAGTGGGGTGTGAAGGTTGGGGCGATTGCCCGTGCCGCCTACCGGGCGGGGTTTGACGAGGGCTACCTCGAGGCCGTTGATGATGACGCACTGAGCGCATCGCCACGGAAGCTGAAGTCATGAGTATTGAACAAGCCTACGACGAATTACGTCAGCGACTGGACGGGCAGTCCATTGCTGAACTTGAGATTGAAGCGCGCCGGGACGCTCAACAAGCTGGATTCAATATCCGGCAGAATCCCTACCCGGCAGGCTCCTTCGAGAGCCTGTGCTACACATCGGAATGCCAGATTCACTGGCACAAAACAACTGGAGCTAAATGATATGAGTCTGAAAGTGAAGAAATCAGGAAACAGCGAGTTCCCCATGCCATCTCCTGGGAATCATGCCGCACGGTGCTACCAGGTCATTGACTTGGGGCTGAAAGAGAAAGG